TCAGAGTAGGAAATAATTCAAGTTCATAGGACTCAACAAGAGAGGGGTGATTCTCTTTCCATAACTGAGAGATGTATGGAACAAATTCTGGATGCTTATGAATAACCTTGTCTAAGGTCATGGAAGCATTCAGACATGGAGCACAGTCCTTCATTTTGAAGAGGACTAATTTATGTGGATTAAAAGTCTTCATATGTATCGGATGAGGTGGTTTCTGCGGTTTTGATTTCTACTAATCGACCTGTTTCTTTGCAATAAGAAAGCGTTCCGGCTGGTCCGGTACACCCATTGAATCTGTTTTTCAATACGACAAGCTCCGAGGTATTTGACCCCGAGGAGATATTTCTTTGGATGCAAGCAACAATGTCACTTAATTGTGAAATTGAATGGCTACCCCTAAGTTGTCCTAAAGAAATTGCTGCGCCGTCTTCATGTCCTTTGTCTCCGTGGTTTCTTCTGAGGTGAGAAATTAAAATCATTCCTACCCCACATTCCTCCACGAAGCTTCTGAGCCTGGTCATCACACGATCAATTAATTTCCGCTCATCGTTTTCTGTGTTATCGGAGAGCAAGATGCTTAGGTGATCAATGATTACCCACTTAGCCCCGTAATTTTTAACAACGAAACGAATGTCAGAAATAAGATGATCGGGATCAACAGAGCCGAATCCAGACCGAAGATATAACCGGCCAGTACCACAGCTGCCATCGAAAGCTTTCCGTAATTCATCCTCTGGTATCTCGTTATTTAGATGTAATGGTTTATTCGCTTTAACTGTCATCAATCTCAAGGCAGTCCGTTGAACTGATTCCTCTAATGCAATGTATGCAACAGTGAAATTTTGATCGATGAGTGATTGAGCTACTTCTCCAGTAGCTGTGCTTTTACCCGAGCCTGTTCCACTCGTTAGAGTCACCAGCTCACCAAGACGTAGACCTCCCGTAACTTCATTCAGTGTTGGGAATGGCCAATCAGCATCTTTCCCATGAAGGGGTTTTGATACGAGATCAAATAAAGAACTTGCATCAATGATTGCCTTTGGTGAATAAGCTCTCTTATTCCAAATGGCTTGTCGTATAGCTTCAGAGTCTTTAGCTTGTAAAGCTTCAGAAGCATCTTTGTATTCTTGAAGTGTGGCAATAAAAACACGATCAACAGGAAATAAAGAAGCACACTGTTGAGCGGCTTCTTGTCCTGGTGAATCATTATCAAATAGAAGAATGATTTCGTTGAATTTCAGCAGGTGAGGTAGCTGAGCGGATAGTTGAGATTTGGCACCTTTACATCCTGTAGTCACAGACATGACCGGCCAGTTTGGTCTGGCCTGCCACACTGAGAGACAGTCATATTCACCTTCGGTTATGACAAGAGTTTTGCCACCGCCGAAAAGATTTTGGCCAAATAACCTTTTATCCGTATTCTTACCAACCTGTTTAAACTCTTTCTTTTCATTTCTTTCTTTGTATGCGATGACCTTGCCGGATGCATCACATAGCGGGAAGCGTACAACTCCGCAAGAAGTATCGACCCTGACATTAAATTTCTTGGTAGAAGGTTCAGTTAGGTTTCGAGATGGGATTGCGCTTATTTCGCCCTCAATTTGTGCATGAAATCCTGCTTGTTTGGTTGGAATTTGATTACCTCCTGGTTCTCTGTAACCGCAACTAAAGCAATAGCCATGAAGATCGCTGTACCGAGCAAACGCATCGCTAGAAGGACAACTAGGACACGCTTCGTGCCGGAGAAATTCAGAGTCTTGGGGTTCCATGAAGATGCAACTCCTCGAAGATTTCTGAGTATTCTTTTAAGCATTCGATTATTAGTTGGCAGGGAAAGCCCTCGTCTTCACATCGGACAACGAGGTCATCTATGTAACTCATGAGGTTGCTGTGAGCTAACTGATCCATGAATCAGGGATGTTGGGGTGAATGCACCAAAGGAATCCGTGTTTGTCACACCAATCCCCATAAGTACTTTTGCTTTTTTTTGTAAGGGTGTTATTTCTTTGAAATATGAAACGAATATCTAAGTCGGGATGTTGATTTTTTATAGCTAAATGTTTACGCCTCTCTGAAGGCTTGAAGAATCCTTTCACTTCGTAAATCACATCCCCGATGAAAAAATCGGGGGTGTACTTACTAGTCAATACATATTGAAAACTTCTAGCCTCATATATATAAGGAACATTCTTCTTATCAAAGAACTTAGAAACTCGCTCCTCCAATGTGGAGCGATAAGCCATGATCAGAAGTCGTAATTTTCAGCAGATGTCTCAGCAGCTGGAGCACTAACAGTTGGTGAGGCTGCTTTGTATCCATCCCTTGTGCCAAAGATGGCATTGACATCATCAACTGACATATCCCCTGAATCACTAGCCCCATTCATGGTGACAAGTTTCGTCACTTGCACTCCGACAACCTTCAAAGAGGTGCCTTTAGCTGGCTTAGTGTAAGGGGTTTGATTAACAATTAATACAGCTTTCGTACCTTTCCTTAGATTTTGTAGATCAGATTCAGAAAGGGGAGACCCTTCAGTATCTACAAAGACTGGGATAGGTTTTTTATCTGTATCACTGTAACTGTATTTACATAGCCCTGATTCATCCCAGGGCTCGGGGTTAAGTGCAACTCTTTTTGGTGATTCTAATTTTGAATCAACCCATTTTAAGAGTTCTACTCTATCTTTTTCTACCTGCTTAATTATTTTGGCAGGGAGAGTATATGAGAAGGTCCGGTTTTCATATTTACCGGTATCTTGATAAACATTTATGAATCCAGTTAGTTCAGATTCAAAAACGTATTGATTAGGTTTGGTCATGAGAAAGGGTAAGTGGATCGGAATATCTAGTTGGTAGTGCTATGAGCTTCTCTTCAATAGTGTCCAACTCAGTTTCAAGTACTCTTTGTAGGTCATCTGCAGAGAGTCCCTGAAGGCTCAGATCGGCGGCTAAGTTTTTAGTCAAAGATCGAATTGTCGGTGTGATTTTAGATAACTTTCGTATTCAAGTTCTTTCTGTTTTTCTTTATCTTCAGTCTCTCCATGTCCTAAGAAATAAGAGAACTGTTCGGGGCTTAATTCCTCAAGCTCCTTTTGAGCTAGATTTTCCATATTGTCTAGTTGCACTAGTGGGAATGAAGGAAAACCCAATGAAAAAGCGGCCTTTCAGCCGCTAATCATGAGTTTAATTGTCTAAGTGGTATCTAAACGATCAAGA